GATCTCTGTAAGTACCGCCCTCAATGTCTTCAAACCTTCTTTGCTTTTCTTCTCTTTCCTGACCGCCATATACATCCCCTGCATACTGCTCAACCAACTCCTGATCGTAACCCATGCTTACTAACTCGGATACAGTCATTTGTGTTCTATGACATATGAAGTAACAGTCTTCTAAACTTTTAGCATTCTTGTTAAAAATAAATTCTTCTGGTGGTACGTTTTCTAATTTTACCCTTCCAGACTTTTTTCTGATTTTCACCTTCATATTATAACTAGATGTGACCTCGGTCTCTTCACCATCATTAGCTATAATTGTCTGTGTATTTTCTTTTTGTGATACAACTTCAATATCTGGATTTTGCAGTAAGGTAACTAATTCTTCATCGGTAATGTCATTATACTCAGCCTCTTCGACCTCATAGCTTTCATCCCAACCAAATTTTATTACACCTAGCTTAAATAACAAACTGTCTTTTATAAACGTATGAATGATCCTGTAGCCATCGTTATCTTGGTTTATGATGTAATTAACATAATCTGTTAATTGTTCGGCTCTCTGGGCATCCTCTGCGGTTCTAGGGGCATATCTGACGTATTTATCCGATGATGTAAATATTCTCATTAATGAAGGCATTAATGTTTCAACTACATCTGCAAAATCATGGCTTACGACTGAACTAAATCCATCTCTTTCATTACCTAATGGCTCACCAAGGTAATAATCAATGGCCTTCATTCTTGCATCAGCAAATTCTGTCTCAAAATAGTTTTGTGCCTGTTGAATTTCAGACCTTATTACAGATCCTAATTCATTATCATCCATTTTTGGCATTTTACTTCTTCTTTTTAGTTTTCAAAATTGCTAATTGCAGTTTTTTTGGTAATTTTTTCTGTTTTGCGGTCAAACCATTTGATTTTTTCTTTTTTTTCATCATTTTTTGCCCCTTTTTAGTATTGTTTTTACTTTTCCCTTTGGATTTGCTCTTTTTCTAGCTACCGCAGACTTAATTTGTGATTTTGTCATTGATTTAGCCTTGGCTGTCGGTACACATTTTGGATATCCTCTTTTACTACCCTTTGCCTTTTTCCTGCCACACTTCTCAAAACCACCACCTTTTTTTGGTGCTGATATATCAACCCACTTTTCTTTTTTGAACCACTTAGTTAGTCCGCCCTTTGGTTTTGCCATGACTAACCCTTCTTAGTCCTGTATCCGCCACCTGCTTTTTTATATTCCCTCACTAAATATGCATTTGCATAGGCTGATGGATAAACATCAAACTTTGCTTTAGTCTTAGCCTTTATTCTTGCATACAAGCTAGGATTTGTTGGTACTGCTTTTGACTTTGATGACTTCTTCTTTTTCTTTGTTTGTGCCATTAGCTTTCTCTCCCTCTACATCACATTGACCAGACTTACGACATAACTTTGGAGTTACACAGCCTTTACATAAAATCATTTCTAAGACTGGTGTATCTTTTCTTGGCTTTCGATAAACTCTTATTGCATACATTATTTTTTCTTCTTTTTTTCTTCTGGTGTTTGCCAGAAATATTCATCAGTATCACCTAGTCTACCCCAATCGTTACCATTTTCAACCTGATAATACTCAGTCGAAACTTTAAAATCTGGCATTTTTGGTTCTTGCGGTGTTAAAGAATTATCGTATACCCTCATTCTATTATTTGGATACAGGCCATACTGACCATTTTCCAGTTCAATTAAATTATGACTTTTATGCTCCGATGGCTGTTCACTTGTAGACCAGTCAACTTCATCAGAATTGTCATGATAGTTATCTAGGGTTGCAATATAGTAACCCTTCATTACACCATGATTTCTGGTGAATACTTCGTAATCCATTGAGCCAATAAATTGCTTATGGATACAGACAACACCATAATCCATACAATTCCAAAACTGTAGGTTTGGTAAATCCAAATCAGGATCTGGAGTTTTTGGAGAACTCAGAAAAGCCGATATCGGTAACTTATCAAACAATGCTCCATACTCAGGCAAGTAAGTTTCAAAGTAAAAGGCTCTACCTGCTAATGACTTAGCTGATACCCAAACCCCTTTGACAAACTCACCATGTCCATCTTCATGATCTCTTAAATATTCTCTTCTAACCCAGACCTGCACCGCAGGTAAATTACAAATTAAGTTAGCCAAGGCTCAGACCCCAATACACATCTACTATCCATTAACACATAATCACAGGTTAATTCATCACCAGATTTTATATTCTTTAATGCCCTGCCATACTCATCGACATTAGGTTTACTATCGTGATTCATATAAGGCTCATGTCCAAATGGTAAAACATATTTATAATCAATACCAAATTCGTATTCATATGTCATGTTTTTTACATATTGTTTTTGTGCCTCTGGCATATTTTCAATATAGGTCTTCTCAAAAACCAAATCGTAATCTGGATCAAAGTATGTTATGCAACTACCTTTTTTAATATCTTCGTCAGCTATAACTGTAATACCTTTGACCTCATCCCAACCAAGTTTTGTTTTGACCCTTAACATTAATCTCTTGTAAGTAACCCTTGGCCTCGTTCAAACATATCTATTTCAGTATCATCTAATCTAAAAATATTCATATCTTCTGGCTTAGAAACAGCAAACAATCCTGACTGCAAATTTTTATAAGGATTTTCTGGTCGATACATTTTATCTTTAAAATCAGGGTCAAAACCTGATCTAGCTTGAACTATTCTTGCTTCAACTTCACCAAGTTTATTGTAGTAAGACAAAGCCTCTGTTTCGCCACTTTGAGCCATACGAAAAAGAGCCTGTGTTCTTTTATCTTGACTATCATAAATTAACTTATCTTTTAAATTATTATCTAAAACTCTTTCAAGTCTTTTAGAATAATTTTTTAATTCTCTTGGAGTTTGATTTAATAATTCGTCAGGAACATCCCAAGATTGATTTCTATTTATAAGATATAATTTTCTATAGGCTCTTTTTTGCCACTCATCTCTTTTAGGTGACTTTCTTATTGGATAAGAATAACCTAACTCTTCAGTCACTTCTCTTCTTATTTTATCTCCATGTATGTACCAATCCATTTGATTAAATAGAAACTTTGGTTGAGACCCTTCAATAGATTTTTTGTTCAAATCAATAAGTCGTAATGCTTTATTTACTTTAGCAAGTTCTTGATTTGCCTTCGTATATTTACTATACCCTAAATAAGCCTCATCTTTTTTTCGTGATGCATCTTGCAGATTTAGTCTAACATTTTGAATGCCACTATTACCACCACCCCTAGTAAAATTTTCAATTTCTTGTACATTATGCTGTATTTCGTGTAGAAGTGTAGACATAATTCTATCTTTTGCTTTTTCTTCACCAAAATCTTTCGCAATTTTACCAGAATTTACAATTATAAAATTTTCTTTTGGATAAAATCCGCCCAAATATGGATAGTCATCTACAAAAGCAACTCTTGTATTGTTAAGTTGTGGGTAATTCTTAAATAATTCATCATGTTTTAATATTGTATTTAAAGGCTTACTTGGAAGTGCCATTTTAAGAATATCAATTTTCTTTAAGTTTGGAAAATTGTCAGCAGTCAATTCAACTGCATTTCGATAGTTTGTCGGACTTGGCAAATTTTTTAAAGATGCCTGAGTATCATCAATCTCAAATCTGTACTTTCCATCAGGCATTTGAAACAAACCTGTTCCAAATTTTCTTTTAGAAGCAAAAAATCTTGCATCTTGGTTTGGCATTCCTTTTCTGTAATCCTGACTTTGCATATACTTATCAAGTTCAATAAGATAATTTTGCTTTTCTTTTAATGCCTTTAATCGTGCATTGTCAGCTTGTTTTATTAAATTTGCTTTTTCAGCTTGTAATTCATTAGTTTTTTTGTCACCTAAAGCAAACCTGCCTTTTGTTAATTCATTTTCTACTTTTTTTAGTTTTGTTTCAGGTTCTATGAACGATTTTTCATCGATTTCATTAAGCATTTTTTTTGCAGGAAAAAATCTTGCCATTGTACCACCAAATATTCCTAAAGAATTTTCAGGAACAGCGTTTGGTATACTTTTTCCTATCAGACTACCACCTGCAATGTTTGCACCCATATCAGTAACTGCACCAGTAAATACTGGGTTATCAATGCTTGGAACACCCAATTGACCAGATAAGGCCTTGCCAACTACTGGAATAGTAGCATTGTACATATCAAGCAAGGATTTTGGTACAGCTAATCCAATGCCTCTTTCGTTTTTGCCAAATGGTAAAAAATCTAATCTTGTCGTGTAAGGTAGTGCATAGACACTTTGATTAAAACTGTCTTTATTCTCCAAATTAGATAATACACCCCTGTAATCTCTCATTGGATTTACTGGTGGCGGTAAAGCATCACTAGGTTGATAAAACATTAAACTATTCTGTTGCATTACCATTTCACCTTATGAGACCA